GGGGTGGATAGAGAAGCACCAGGTGCCCGTGATCCAGATGCAGATCCTCTGCCAGAGGGTGTTGAACGTATAAAAGAAACTCCATTAAGAAGGTTTATAGGAACCAGGGATACAGAACTTGAGCGGATGGGGTACGAGGCGTTTGATGATGCGGTAATGGAAACTAACAGAAAAATGAGTACACTTCCGGGGATGGATGCGTATGGTGTTAGCCTTGGAAGGGTCAGTAGTGAGCTTCTCTCTGGTGAAATAGAACTCACTCCAAAGCAGAGGGCAAAGTATCAGGGCGTTCTGGGGTTATATGCCTATGACTATGTTAAGAAGGCAATAACTTCCAGTAGTTATAGGGGACAGTCTGATAATGTAAAAGAGCAGTATCTTAGACTGGCTTTGTCGAATGCAAGGGAAGAGGCTAGAAGAGTAATGGTTGGTATGGTAATGAGTGAGCAGGGAGAGGAACCTACAGGAACTCCACTAGAATCTATTGTTAAAGTGATGAGTGATAGGTTAAATCCTTTGGCAGAAAGTCAGGCTTCAGTTCCTCAATCTCCTATGCCCCGGTTTACAGCAGGAGTGCGTTAGCCTTGACAGACAGGATTAATATAGGGTATTAATACGTTAGCAACGGTGCTTAAAGGCCCAGTTGCAGCGTAAGAAAGAGTCGGCGTAGCTATAAGGCACAGCCGAAGGAGGAACAATGACAACAGAACGTGTTACAGATTTGCCGGAACTGGAAGAACAGGTAGAGGAAGAGCCGCAGGATCTTGTTGACGAAGATGTTAGCGAAGAACCGCAGGTAGAAGAGGAACCTGATTACCAGCAACTGGCCGAAACACGGTTACAGGAACTTGAAACTCTCAGGCAGGAACGTGACCGCCTGGAAGAAGCCAGGAGAAGTGAGAGAATCCAGGCTCTTACTGCGAAACAGCGTGATGAACGCAGTGATCGCATGGAGGGCATGATGAAGGATCTTCTTCTAAAGGTTGATAACGGCGAGCTATCGGTTACCGAAGCAACGCCTGCTATAAGAGAGGGTGTACGGCGCGTTGAAACAGAAATAGAAAACACGGAAGAGGTTTCACGTTTACTTGGTGAAATTGAGACAATCCATAAGGATATGGAATCCAGTATGGGAAGTATGCCTAAAGGAAGCCAGGAGCTTGAAGATGTCCGTAACAGGTGGGAAGAGGCAGAGTCGCTGTGGTCACAGGGAAGGTATTCTGAGGCACGGTCACGAGTTGATCATGCCCAGACAACACTTTCTCTGGCACAGGAACGCCAGAAGGGTAACGGAAGGCGTAAGGCAAGTCCGGCAGCTATGTCACTGAACGACCAGAGCAACAGAGGTGAGAGACGCGCTGTAGGAGCAAGCGACCAGGCTACCTGGGACGCTTATGGACGAGGCGAAATAACTTGGAGCAAACGTGTAGAGGAAGCGGGGAAGAAGTTAAACTATCTTCCTTCCTGACGACCTTTAGTAACAACTTTGTTTTTTAAGGAGAAATAAGATGGCACAGAGCGACAGAGGAAAAATTGAATTGTTCTACGACTTCTTTGGCGAGGACAACACAGCAGAGACAGCAAGCACTAGGAACTTAGGCCCATTCGTTGTCGGTGGTCAAGGAAGTGAGGCCACAGATGCTGGTATACTAACAGTAGCTGATGCTCTGAGCGGCGTTGGTCGCATAACAAGCACTGATGAAGCAGAGCATTGCACAATGGTGGGTACGAATACTGCATTTAGCCCATCCCTGAACGGCCCAATAGTGCTTGAGGCACGAGTTCAGTTTAACAACACAGCCACGAAGATGGCGTACTTTGGATTGAGTAGTATTGATCCTGACGTACTTATCCTTGAAGGCGGAGTAGGGTCTGTTACAACTGGCACTATAAGCAATGATGCTGATGATCTATGTGGTTTTGCGTTTTCTATAGAAGCCACCGCAACCGCCGACTGGCATATGGTATATAAAGGCGGCTCTGCGTCAGAGTCGGTAGTAGCCGCTAACTTTCTGACAGGTAACACAATCGTTGCTGGAGAATGGCAGGTTCTACGCCTTGAGATTGATACAAATGGTACAGCTAGATGGTATGTAGACGGCGATCTAAAGCAGACTGTAGTAGGTGCTGTATCAACAACAGAGGTTCAGGGCGTTTGCTTGGGTGTAGAAGCCAAGGGAGCCGCAGTTGAAGAAATGGACGTTGACTACTTATTGGTTCAGGCCAACCGAGACTGGACTGTATAAGCATATATTTTAGATTAGGAGGAACGACATGGCTGTTGGAAATACAACCACGGGTTCTTTATCAGACAGTATTGATACTATTCAAGCGGCAGCTAGATCGCGGCGACAATTTGACGGCGTAATGCCTCAGTTGGTCGAGCGTGTCGAGCTTGACGCTAACACAGGAAGCGCATGGCGTGAGGTTGTGCTGGCAAATCTTTCCCCCCAGGCCGTTACCGAGAATACGGTACTGGATAACCCTCAGCAGTATGATGACTCAGCAATTACGATCACGCCGTCAATGGTGCAGATCGAGACTTTCATATCTGACAAGACCAGAAGGAATATCAATAACCGAGTGCTTGCTCAGATGGGTAAGATGCCTGGTGAGGCGATGATGAGGAAGAAGGACGAGGACGGCCTGACAGCCGCCGATGTATCTGAATCACTGGGCGCCGGCGGTACCCCTGTACAGGTTGGAGACGTGGCTTCTGCAAGGTATATCATAACGTCCAATACTACAGAACCGGGCCCAATGCCGATATCTGGGGTCTTTCATGGTTTTGCTATCAAGGACTTCTTCGATGAACTGGTTGCTGGGATTGGCACTTACCCTGTACCAGATGGATCTACCGCAACGGTATTCCAGTCTGGATTTACTCTGCCAATCGCGGGAGTAAGTATATTCGAGGATGGGAATATCCCGGTTGCCAGCAATGTGGCTAAGAACTTTGTTTTTGCAAAGGCAGCGTGGATTCTTGTCGAAGGTATGACTATCAGGACAGAGCCGTTACGCAGGCCAAATGTAGCAGGAGGCGGCGACAGTCTGTATATGACTGACGAGTATGCTTATGGGCTACGTTCCGCTAACTGGACTCGTGAGATTATAGGTGATGCAACTGCACCCACATAGGAGTAAATGAATAAGTCACCTAATGCACCAGCGGCAGAGGTAGCCCATTTCAGGTTAACCTCTGCCGTCGATGCAATAACAAAGGCTATTACGAAAGACGAGTGGTGTTATATTCTGGCGGAGATGAATCTTCCGTCCAGGAGTGGCATGACACTGAGTCGTTACCAGATTTTTAGAGTGGTACGAGGCGACCACCTGGAGACAGCTTACGTTTATATGGGGCCAGCGAAGAACTTCGCCGCCGACCAGCTGCTGATACCGGGTGGACAGGTCGTTAACGGAAAAGGTCGTGCTTGGCACACCGTGGCGGAACTGATGGAAATGGCCGATGAATTGCGGGCTAAACCTCCGCACCGTGAAGCAGAACCCTCTGATTTACAGGAGGCGTTTAGTAGCATGGTTGAGGAAAAGAAACGCAAGCGGAATAAGAAATCTAGTTTTGGCTATGGAGGCCAGATGACAAGGAGTTGAATGACTACGCAGACACCAAATGAAGGGTTCTTAAAAGAGGGCGATGTTGTTGGGTTTCCAACACCGGACAATCCGCTTGGGGAAAAGATAACGTCTTTAAGATATAAGGGATATATACCATATTGGGATACGAAAACCGGAGAAAGCAACCTAAGCCCGCACTGGTTTAGGTGGCGAGTAGAATCTATGGTTCGTGACGACGGTTCTCCTATGTACACATTTGTAGATCCTAAGATTGATATTGATTACGGTCAGAATTTAATGTGTCCCCTGAACCCTGAGTCACCAGATCATTACAAAGTAGAGGGTAAGGGGTTCCGTTCATGCTCTAAGGTAGGTATCCCTACTCGTGAATCAGTTGACCGCCATGTGCGGAGTTCTCATAAGAGGGCCTGGGCGGCAATTGAAACGGATGAGCGGGAAAGAATTCGCCTGGAGGACAGGGACTTGCAACTCAAGATCCTGCAAAGTAACCAGGATTTGGCACAGGCTATGTTGAAACAGAACAGTGATAATCTGGCACAGATATCAGCGTCTCAGACTGTAGCTGTACAGGAACCTGCCGTACACCCTGCTAGTGTGAAATTTGGTGAGTGCCCTAAGTGCGGAAAAGACTTCACAAAGCCCACCGAAAGTCGTACCATTGCAGCATTACGGGGTCATAAGACCCATTGTAAGTAATAATCGGGGCAACGTCCCCTTATCAAGTGCGTACTTTACGCTAAGGAGGAACGAAAATGACTACACCAAAAAGTTCGAGTTTCCGAGGGTGGTGGAATGACAGGGCCAGCGGCCAACTTGATCTCTATTATGGATCAGGCACTGGCGCTTCCCCTGTAGAAGTACAGCGGGTCGATATAAACGGCACTACGATAGTAACAGGCGACCTTGCGCTAGATGACGGTACTGTTTATCTTTACGATGGTGGTGAGGAAACACAGGCGGATAGTGTTACTACAGCCGTAACAATCAATACCAACGCTGGCCAGATTACTACTTATACCAGTACATTAGCCGCCGCGGCTGAAGAAGCGTTTACCGTAACCAATAATCAGGTGGCGGTGACTGATGTTGTTATTGCCAACGTGGCAACCTATGGCGGTGCGGGCACTCCTGCTGTGTTTGTAACGACAGTTGCGAATGGATCGTTTCAGATTACTAAGGCCAATCTCCACGCGGCTAATGCGCTCGATGACGTGATGGTAATCAACTTTGCAATAATTAAGTGTTCCTCCACGACATAGGGAGCAAGCATGGATGAGCAAAGACAAATAGAACTGAAGTGGGAAGATGTCGCTCAGTTGCTTAACGATTATCCTCAACTGAAGCCAGTTGTGGAAAACATTGCATTGAAGCGACAACTTTCCGCATTAGAAGCAGTGATCTCCAACGGGCACAGCGAAGAATCTGTGCCCACGGAGGAAGTTATCGTAAACTAAACACACATCCTCCTCCCATACAAGAGGTCTGGAAGGGCTGGATAGACCAAGGAGGTTAAAATGCCAACAGAAATACTAGGCGCTAATCTGGGCCACCAGAGAGCGGCAGGAGCGGCGAGCGGTGTATCCCTGTCAACAACGGCGGCGTTTACGGCGTTTCACCGGGGAACAGAATACATCGACCTTATACCAAGGAACTTTTCAGGTGCGGCTGTGGCAAGATATGCCCTTTGCCCGTACCTAGTTATCCTCAAGGCAGACTCTGCTGACGATCTGGCTGGAACTATTGAAGACTATTCTGCTATTGCACAGGACGGTTCTACAGGCACAGAGGTGGCTGTAGGTGGAGGTGGTGGATTGGCGGCGGGAAGAAACTTTTATATAGGCTCCGCTATTCCATTCAGGGGTGTGTATGTGGACATAGATACAGCAAATGCTAACAATAGTGCCGCTGTTACTGTGTACTACTGGGCTGGTTCGTGGGTTGACGTTTCTGCGACAGACGCAACTCGCACTTCTCACGCATTTGATACAGATAATAAGACTGTAACATGGACAGTTCCGTCTGCGTGGAGGGTAGCATCACTTGTTAAAATAGACAGGTCTGTGAACAGTTCTCTTAGTTGGAGGGATGTACCTATGTACTGGACGAAGTGGACTTGGAGTGCCGCCATCGACGCGGGAACCACTTTAGACCATATGCTTGGGATCAATGAAAGTACAGCTTACGCAGAAGTACCCGCCTCTCTTGGAACGGGAATGCGAATCCACAACGGTTTTGGCAGTAACGGGGTTGCAGGTGTTGAGACTCTGACCAATGCAGGGACTGGCAATATGCTTGTTACCTGTTCGGCTCTCAACGGCTACTTCTCTACTGGCAAACTGACAACCGTATAAGGAGCAACATGGCAAACAGATATGCAATACCTGTAACAATAGGGAATATTAACGGCAACCTTATACCTAGTGGTGATGATACATATGATATAGGATCAGCTACTGCCGCGTGGCAAGACCTGTTCCTAGAGGGTGACATTTATTTGTCAGACGCAACAACGATTGCAACAACTGCTGGTGATCTAACGATTGATTCGGCGGGTGGAAAAGTTATTATCGATCCCACAGTTAGTACAACTGGGGCAATGACACAGTTACAAGTTAAGGGAGATATTACTGTAACTGGTGGAACACAAGTGCAGTCTTTTGTTGCCATAGGTGGTCACGAAGGCGGCAGTGTTATTGTTAACTCTGGTGGGGCTACACCAATAATCTCAACCTTATCATTATCCGAACCTAACATAACAGAAACATCAGGTTCGGTGACGATAGCCGCTACATTATATATTAAAGATGCTCCCAGTGAGGCAGACCACCCTGGCTACCTATTCAATAATTATGCTATTCATGTTGATAATGGCGTAAGTCACTTTGAAAGCCATACCGCAGGGGATCAGACGCTAGATATTCACAATACAGGCACATCAGCCGATAACTACTTGATAATATTCGCAGACGATGGCGCTCATGTAGGGAGTGTAAAGCATGACAATGCTGGCAATACTACCTCTTCTGATTACCGCCTCAAAGAGAATGCCGTCACGTTATCTGGTGCGGTTACTAGGGTCAAAACCTTGAAGCCTTATAGGTTTAATTTTAAGAGAGCACCGGGCAGAACACAGGACGGATTCTTTGCCCATGAGGTTGCAGCCGTAGTTCCTGAGGCAGTTGCTGGAACAAAAGATGCAGTTCATGCCGATAATTCAATTTTTCCGCAGGACATGGACAGCAGTAAACTGGTTCCCCTTTTGACAGCGGCGATACAGGAACTTGATGCTAGGATAACGACTCTGGAAAGTTAACT